TTAACTGCTTCTTTTCTATTCTTTCTTTTAGGACTTTGTTGCAGTATTCCCTCGCTTCTTCCACGGGCTTAGACTTAAGCCATTTCTGCATATTGAGCCTACTGTTAAAATCTGTATTAAAGTAATACTCTTTAGATTTAAACTTTATGATATCACCAGTATGTAAATCCTTCTTCGGGAAATACTGCTGGTAATAGCTAGCCATTCTCAGGTCGTGAGCCTTCAAGTGGCCGTGAAGCTGTTTATCCTCCTCGAACTCTTTATCGCAAACTACGCATTTAACCATTTATCGCCTCTTCTATTGTTAGACCCATGATTTGAGCTTTAATTTCATCCATACTAGAAAGTTTCTCAACCTCTTCTTCCACGGCTCTCTTCTTTAGTTCTGCTAGTTTTATCAATTGGTGCCTACTCTCTTCTTGTCGCCACATTGCTACTAAATTCAATATACTAGCGTTTTCTTTTATTTCCTTACTAAGCCTCGCGCTTCTTTTTTCCTTTAGGCTCTCCAGCAGTTTTTGCTGCCTTCCGACACATTGATTGTATTCTGTTTGAGCGGTGTTGATGGCCTCGACAAGGCCCATCGATATTCTTCTTCCCTCGTTATCGTCGGCGGCTTCATCCATTAACTGAGAAAGCCTTTCTACTCTTCTTTGTATATTTGAGGAGATAACAACCTCTTGGGATAAGACGATATATTGGTCGACCTCTTCTTGGGTCAAATCGCTCTTGTCATTCGTGTACCTTACGAAACTACTTTCAAATAATTCTCTATCCGTAATTGATCTATACGTATTAATCTGATGACAAAACCGATAAGTCGAAAGATAGCCCATTAGCTTATGGACATTCTTTTTTATGGTTGAATTGAGATCGTCTTTATCTATTTGGTCGCTGACGTACTTGTTTACTCTAATTATAGTTCTATCTATCGACTTGGGCGGCTTGTAAATTCCCTCGCGTTCTTCTCTTGGAGGCTCATGAACTCTGGAGGGGTTTATCCCTTGGGAAGTTAGGAAATCCCTTACAGCTCTCGTCTCAGCGCCAAGCACGGTTATGGAATCGTCCTTTTTAAGATATCTAGCCATCTCTAACGGTTTCATGGCTTCGATATTGTTAACCATGAATTCTTTTTCTTCCTCTGTCCAGGTAATTTGGTCAGTTTGCTTTAGGTATTCATGAGCTCCTCTAGCTTTAATTTTTCTTGACGCTAAAAACTTTTTAACAGCTCGTCCCTCTCTACTTCTGCCATCTTTACCCTCAAACCCTGCTGCTTCTTGTATTAATTCCAACAGCGGCGGGGCTTCATCTTTTTTGCTGCTATTCCAAGCATTAAGGATACCCTCTTCTTGCTCCTTTGTTAGTTCGATTTCTTCACTCATAATATATCAGCCTTGTCTTCTTCTAGGATTTTTCTAACCTTTGATATTATAGACTTTTTAATATTTTTGATTTGCTTGTATCCGGGTGCCCTATTTTTTTCAGATGTCTTGTATCCCATCTTTTTAGCTACTTCTTCTTCTGATAAATCGTCTATAAATAACAATCTATAAACCTTTAGCTCTATGGGCTTTAGGAACTGCGGCAACACCTTATTTAATTTTTCAATAGCTATTTCAAAATCGAAATTATCTCTCACTGTGTGGAGCTGTAGATGTTCGTGGTCCTCTAAAGCTACTGGTATCTTTATATCATGAGCCGCTTTTTTATTTTTTTCCCAATTAGAGTAGAGGGGGCAAGATGAATCTTGCTTGTTGTAAATGACGCATAAGTCATTACCCTCGGAAGCAGCGCACTTTAAACATGGTTTCGCATAGTTTCCGTAATTGTTTCTAATGAGGTTCTTAATCTGATTAGTTATGATCCTATTTAGCCAAGGCGCAAGAGGCTTGTCAGGATCATACATGTCCCACTTTTTATAAATGTGAAGTCTGAGAATTTGAGAAATATCATCAAAGTCCATCCAAGTAATCGAAGTTAACTTCCACTTGGACTTCCTTTTTCTTATTTCTTCATTAATTTCATCTATACAGTCTTCGAAGTTTTTTTTCTCATTAAGCATCCTCAGGGTCGTCTGGCTTAGGGATCATATCCCTGATACGGACCCCTTGTTGTTTCCAAGACCCTTCCATTTCAAACTCTAACTTGTATATATTATCTGGAACATACAAATGTGAATCGTCTTCGAAATCGTCTTCAACTTCTGAGTCAGCCCCAGGTTTAATTTTAGCTTCACTAGTTTGAGCGAGCTTCTTTTTTCCCAAGGGTTGTCCGCATGAAGAGCAAAAAGACGGCTTGTCCGCATGGCTGTAAGCAATGCTCGTGCCGCAAGATTGACAATAAATCTTCATACTTTTGATTATATACACTAATAATATGAAAATGCCAAATTTTCTGTGACACTTCTAATTAAAGATCTTAAATAGTGTATGTATTAGTAGGTATGCCAGATAAAGTTAAATTCAAAACAGCTAAAAAAGGAGGGGAAGCCGAATACGAACTAGTCTGGAGAAAGCCTCATAAAAAGTGGAATGCAGATGGTATATGCTGGTCCCCAATAAGCAAAAATCCTAGAATAATGATAGACCCTCATCTACCCCCTAGAAGAGAAGTGTCCGTACTGGCGGAAGAGTTGGCTCACGCTTTCTTCTGGGACAAAACAGAAGAGGAAGTTAGGAAATTTTCATCAGTCCTATCCCAATGCCTATATAAAAGAGGATGGAGAAAACAAGAATGAAACTTAACGGAGAAAAATTTTTCTATGTGGTGGGGTGCGTAGCTTTGTCCCCCTTTATCTTGAAAGAGTGCATTATTATTGGGTTCAAATGGATAATAAAAAAAACAAAAAGAAAATAATTAAGCAGCAGGCCTTCCCCAAAACTTATGCTCGTAGTCTGGGGTATTCTCCCGTGTCATAGCCTCTATCCATTCGGGGCTAGAACTCCTATCTACAAGCCTATGGTTTCCGCTGTTTGCGTCTGAGTGGGGTTTCCATCGTCTAGCCAACGCAAAAAGTTGAGCCTGCTCATAACTTAAAGCGGCTGTGTAGACGCAAAACTTTGCCAGCACAGACCTCCGTGGAGGAGGGTTTATTCCTCGCTCAATTTTTCTCCAAACGTCTTTACTAACGCCCAACATGATGCACATCTTCTTGGCATCCTTGAACCGCCTGACTCTTAGTTGTTTTAGATATTCGCAGAACTCCATGTACCTTATTCCATACAGTCAACTTTTTTGATAATGTATTTTAAGATCTTCGACCTCATGATGTCGTCATGATCAAACTTAAACGAATGAATTCCTTTTTTTTCGCTTTCGTCGTCTGAGAAAAGCTCGTATAGCTTCTGAAACCCTCCTCTATTTCCGTTTTTAAGATCTGTCTGTTTGTTGTCGGCGCAAAGGAATATTTTAGTATTCTCACCTATCCTTGTTAGGACGGTTATTATCTCCTTAAGTGTACTGTTTTGACACTCGTCAAAAATTATACACCTGTCGCTCCAGCTCATTCCTCTCGAGAAATTAACTGGATAAGTCGAGACCCGTTTGGTTTTTTGTAATTTTTTGATTTCTTCTTCCGAAACGAGTTCGTTCAACTTATCCAAAAATGGTAAATTAAAAAAATGCAACTTGTCGTCTGCATCTCCGGGTAAAAACCCTAGCCTAGCGTCTGAGCTTTCCACGGCAGACCTTATGTAAGTTAGTTCTTTGACGGATCCCGAGCTGAGCATCCTTAATCCACAATAAACGGACATTATTGTTTTAGATGTACCAGCTGGACCCTCTACAAAAACTAATTTAGTATTTGGATCTAATCCCAAGTCAATAAATTGCTTTTGCTTTTTAGTCCACTTTAAGTTCTGTATGTGGAAGCTGTTCTTTTCCTTACCTTGTGAGTCAGTCACCCAAGGTACCATGCTGTCGCCATTCCTGAAATCAATATCCTGAAAAGATTCTAGAACCGCAGATTTGCGTTTAGCCATTCTAATTAGAGGTACACTAGTCTACGATCAAGTAGCCGTATTTTTCCTGATTATCGACGTACACGAAATCTCCAGAGTTTCTTAAATTTTTGCACAAATTCATATAACCCCCCCTCTCTGGTGTATACCCATTTTCAAATTTTGAGATGCAGTCTTTCA